AGACCAAGTAACACTTACAGATGCTTCAGCTACATTAGCTACTGACTCATCTGAGCATATCGTGCTTGCAGGTCATATGTCTTCCACTGCGACAGCTTCACATATTGCTAAGACTGAGGTAGTTAGATCTACTGAATCTTTTAGTGATATTGTTAGAGGACTACACGTTTTTGGGCGTAAAGTTCTTAGACAAGAAGCACTTGTTCGTGCTGTAATCGACTACGCTTAAAGGGAGGACTGGTATATGGCTACACATGATAATACCATAACTGGTGGTGGTACTGTTGGACATCCAGCAAACGCTGCCAAAGCTTATGTTAGAACTTCTAAAGTTTGGGATACTGCTGATGGTGGTACTGGTGGAGATGTTGTTCAAATGATGCACATCCCTGCTGATACTATGATTATTGGTGGATGTCTTGAAGTTCTTGAAGCTAGAGGTAACGGACAGATAACTCTGGATCTTGGATACACTGGTGGTGATGTTGATACATTTATTGATGGATCAGCATGTGCTGCTGGATTTTCACCTTTCCTAAACGCTGCAGTCGGAGCATCTGGGGCTAACCCAAAGATGTTAACTTCTGCAGATACTATTGATGCACTCATCCTTGATGGTGGATCATCTGGGGAAAGTGCATTACGTTTCCGTATTCACGTAGTAATGTGTGACGTTTCCAAAAACCCAGTAGAAGCTGCAACAGTTTCAACTGGTACATAACAACTTTTTATGGGGGGCAGGGCAACTTGCCCCTTCTAATCTTAACAAGGAAGTTGAATGTTACTTCAATTATTAACTACAGAAGAGGTAGACTTCTGTGTCACAAATATCTGCCAAATGGAAGATGGCTCAAAATCTAAGCCACTCACAGGATCAAAGAATAACGAAGAATCAACAAGTGTACCAGATAAAGTACGACACTTAATAACAAATAAGATATACAATAATCCATTTGTTGATTCAGTAATAAACCCTACAAGAGTATCGGTAAACTTTTATAACCAGTACAAAGAAGGGGGGCATTACGATAAGCATATAGATAGCTTTAAAGCTGAACCTAAAGTAAATAACACATATTTTGATTACGGTTTTTCTATATGTCTTAGCGATGATTACGAAGGTGGGGAATTTGTTGTTGACAACGAGATAGGACAAATACCTTATAAGTTAAAAGCTGGACAAGTTATCTTCTTTCCTATAATATATGCTCATACTGTAGCACCAATTAAAAAAGGGATACGTAAAGCAATAATAGGATGGATGTCAAGCAACGTTACATACGAACAAACTTACATACTCCGTAACATCTACGATGTAAATATGCACTTTGTAAAGCAGAATGATAATGAAATGGCTGTGAAATCTACATTAGTACAGAATTACCTTAAAAAGTTATGGGGCAGATAATGTGGAATTATTATGGGTTCTTGTGGTGTTTCTTCAAGGTACAGATATAAAAGAAGAAGTTTATTTTAAAGAGTTAACCACATGTTTAGAGTATTCAACGAAAGTAAAGAACCAAAATAATCATCAACGAGTTGCAGGGGATGAAATATATATTAAAGCTTATTGCGTTCCTAAAAAAACGGATTAAAGAAAAAGAAAATCAAGTACCGAAATATTTAGGTGGAAAATAATGGTAGCAACAAGAGGAAGCATGAAAGGTCACACTATAGGAGGTGGGCAGAAAAGGGCTACTAAGGCTGGTGCTGGAATGACAGCTAAAGGCATTGCAAAATATCGAAGGGATAATCCGGGCAGTAAGTTACAAGGTGCTGTAACTGGGAAAGTAAAAAAAGGAAGTAAAGCTGCAAAACGTAGGAAATCATACTGTGCTAGAAGTGCAGGGCAAATGAAAAAGTTTCCTAAAGCAGCTAAAAATCCAAACAGTCGATTAAGACAAGCAAGAAAGAGGTGGAAGTGCTAATGGCAAAAAGAGGTTTATACGCAAATATTCATGCAAAAAGAAAAAGAATAGCCGCAGGAAGTGGTGAAAAAATGAGAAAACCCGGAACTAAAGGTTCTCCAACTGCTGCAAATTTTAGAAAGTCAGCTAAGACTGCAAAGAAAAAATAATGTGGATTCCAGTAATAATCATAGCATGGAGTTTAAATGGAGTACCGACATGGGTAAATTTCCCTATGGTCAACTTTCCATTTACATCTGAAGAGAAGTGTGAATTATATGTTTCTAGAGTTAGAGAAAGTATAACAAAAGACCCTCAATATTCTAAAGGGTATAGTATATGCATAGAAGTACCGAGTGAACAAGGATTACCAACATGAGAATGATTTTAATTCCATTACTGTTCTTAGCTTCATGTTCGTATATGCCAGAGCCATTAAATGATCCAGCTATATCAACATTTGGCAAGAAGTGTAACGAAGAAGCTTGGAGTTATATCTGGATACATAAAGAAGGAAAAAATTTAACTGCTTCTGAAGAGAAGTGTAAAATACCCATTAAGAGAAATTAAATATTTATCAGGGAAGAATAAATGAGTAAATTAACTCCACGACAAAAAAAAGTTATGAAAAAACATAGTAAGCATCATACTAAGAAACATATGAAAGAAATGACTGAAAATATGAAAAAAGGTAAAACTTTTACACAAGCACATAAAAAAGTTATGAAAAAAGTAGGAACATAAATGTTAGGGTTAGGTACACTATTAGGACCAATCAGTGATCTTGCAGGAACATGGTTGCAAGGTCGAGTAGATAAAGCAAAAGCCGAAACAGAAGTAAAAGTAGCCAGAGCCAAAGCCGAAGCTAAAGTTTTTGAGACTGAAGCAACATCCAGTATGTTGATGGAACAAAATCTTACAAGCCAAATGGCAGGGTCATGGAAAGACGAATTTTGGACAATTATTTTTGGGGGGATATTAGTAGCATGTTTTTTGCCTTTCTCGCAGGAATACGTTAAAGTAGGGTTTATTTTTCTTGAAGAAAATACACCTGATTGGTTTTCTACTTGCCTATATATTTGTATTGGCAGTAGTTTTGGATATAGATTTGGTAAGACAGGTCTTCAATTAATGAATAAGGGGAAGTAAAATGGATAAAGAAACAGAAATTAATGATCTACAGGAAATTAATGTAGATGACTCTAAAACATGTTGTAGTGAACCTAATTGCAACTGTACTTTTGCAAGCTGGATAGCTTATAAGGTTGCTTTAGAACCTAAAGGTAAAGGGTTTTATGAGTGGCTAGATGGCAGATAAACCCTGTACATGTGGCAAACCTGATGATCTTATACCAGATAAGTTAGCCTATCAGGTCAATAAGCGTAGGATGGCATGGATGCTAATCCTACTAATGGCTATAACAACCATATTAACTCTGGCATTTCCAGACAGATTAGCTGAAGCAGAATCAATTCTTATGACACAATACATCAGTATGTGTGGCTTAGTAGGAGCATACTTTGGTTTTAGTGCGTTAGGAGGAAAACGATAATGACAGAAGGTAATGGATGGGATAACCACGAGAATACTTTTGAAGAAACATTACGAAGAGAACTTCTGGCTGCACAAGAAATAATTCGCTTACTACAGCTAGATTTAAAACAGATGACAGAAGCGTACTATTCTGTCTTAACAGGAAAATCAGAAAAAGAAAGATTGCATTGATGGAAATATTCATAGATAGATTACGTACAGAACTTGAAGTAGATGAGGGGTGTAAATACGAAACATACCTTGATCACTTAGGATTACCCACAGCAGGGATAGGGCATTTGCTCATAGGGAAAGACCCAGAATACAATAAACCGATAGGAACTGCAGTTAGTAAAGAAAGAGTTGCCGAATGGTTTGAACAGGATGTAGCAACTACTTTAGACGACTGTAAAAAGGTGTATGATAACTGGGATAACATGAACGAGACTGTAAGATTAATCTGTGCAAATATGATGTTTAATTTAGGCTACCCTCGTTATTGCAAATTTAAAAAGATGATACAGGCTATAAAGGATGAAGATTGGCTTGAAGCAGGAAATCAAATGCAGGATTCAAGATGGTACAAACAAGTGACAAATCGAGCAGACCGTCTGATAAGCAGAATGAAAGGTGTGAGTTTACAAAACTAGAACTAACCCAACAAAAAAACAGAGAAAGGCATAAACTGGCTTTATCTGAATATTTTAAACCTAAATCTAAAAAATTCATAAGGTATTAAGCCAATGCTTGACCCAGTTACTCTATCAGCCGCTGTTACAGGGGCAACTACAGCTTATAATGCTATTAAAAAGGCTATAAGTGTAGGTAAAGAAATAGAGGATATGTCCTCTGAATTGAGTAGCTGGATGACAGCAGTTAGTGATGTAGACAATGTTCATAGAAATGCTAACAGCCCATCTGCTCTTGATAAAATATTTAATGGTTCAATAGAACAAGTTGCAATAGAAAGTTTTAGTGCAAGGAAGAAACTAGCAAAACAACGTCAGGAATTAAAAAACTTTTTAATAGCCAACTACGGTACTGCAGCGTGGGATGATTTAATTCGTGAAGAAGGTCGTATTAGAAAAGCTAGACAAGAAGTTGTGTATGCTAGAGAGGAAAGAAACAGACAGATACGAGATTATACCATCATAGGAATTGCATCTTTAGTAGGGTGTATTGCTATAATTTGGATAGTATGGTTGGTAAGTCTTTCCATTTAATCATTTTTATCATCTTTTTACTTATGTACCTAATTTTAGGTATTAAAGAAGCTAGAGGTAAAATGACTACTTGCAGGTTGGCAAGTCAGATACTGGCAAACAACCAGAGAATATGTGTTTTTGTAGGAGCAAATAATACACAGTACAGGGAATATCTTCCATATGATGCAGGAGTATGCCCTAGAGAATATCAGTGTCCTTATAGACCAAATGAAAAACCTTTTGATTTAAAGAGTGTTATTAAGAACATAAAAGACCAATTTGAATAATAGTGTTGCATTTATAATGCATAACTTGTATACTAAAATATGAAACAGTTCTTTAAAGATGCCCTAGAATTTGCTGAAAGTAAAGCAAAATCAGATCAACAAGCAAAAGAAATTAAAAGCAAACTTATAAATGTTTATAAAGATATTTATAAGTCTGTAATAAAGCTAGAGAAACAGAATGGCAAGCACGTACCTAGTATTAATAAATAACGTATTAAGAGATTTAAATGAAGTAGAATTGACCAGTGCTACATTCAGTAGTTCTAGGGGTATTCAAACATCTACAAAAGATTTTGTCAATCGTGCTATTACAGATATAATTAATTCAGAACTTAACTGGCCCTTTACGAGAGCAGGGGGTACATTAGATCTTGTATCAGGCAAACAACTCTATGCATACGCTACCGTATCATCTACTTTAAAATACCTTGATTATGATACAGTATTTCTCCAACCTAAAGATTATATCACCAATGGTGCC